TTTGCTGTTTTTAATCCGTCAAAGAAGTAGTTAAGGAATGATACATCATACACTAATCCAGTACCCGACCATGTCGCACCTCCTGAAATCATGTATTTACCAGATTGTGTAAAGTTTGCATTGATTTCAATATTGTTACCTATTTCTCCAAGTGCTATGTTTTGACCTGCACTCAAAGTAACCGCACCTGTAAGTCCGTTGATGTCTGTAACTCCACCTCCACCTCCTGGTTTTTGTAAATATCCTGACATATATTATTTTCGGTATCCGTAGATAATGTGACCTTTAACACTTGTACCAGCAGAAAGGTTTAAGATAACATCCTCTCCTGGTTTTGTATCAAATAAGAATGGGTAGTCTGGTGCTGTGTTTTCAATAGTAAATCCAGTATCGTCTTTCAACGGAATAATTGATAATGTGCGAGGTGTACCCCCATCTGCTATAATTGTTACTGTATTGTCTCCGCCATCAGCAACCAAGAAAATCTGTCGGATATACACATATCTGTCAGATGCTCCAGAAATAATAACATTATTACCGAGTGTATTAATGTTAACTGATTGCATTATTGGTCTTGTAATTGTATCTTGCATAAAATTTATTTTAGTTATTTGTGATAATGCTCAATACCACACTCCACATATCAGTGAAGTGAAGTGCAGAGTGAATATTAAGATGTTGCTCGTAATGCTTGGTATGAAAAAACAGATGCACCTGGATTACCATCAAGTTCGATAGTAATTGTGTCAGCAGATGGTGTAACCTTAACAACATTTACAAGGTTTGCTGCTGATTCTGTTTGTGCAAACACAATATCCGTAGCTAATAATCCTGTAACAGTAATAGTAACAGCACCAACACCACCCGCATATGAATGTTTTCCTGAAAAAACAACAATATGAGATGGAGTAATTGCTGGGGCAAGCATTGCTTTTAGTACTTTATTAGAACCAATAGCAGCTACTCCTGTGTTTGAGATAGTTATGTCTCCAGAGATTGATTGTGCTGCTGCTAATCCAGATACTCCTCCGATTAATACTTTACCATCAGCCAAAGTAATTTCAGATGGTGTAATATTTCCAACTGAGTTCCATGTAGGTGTAACTCCGTCTGCTGCAGTGTTGATATAGATAACCCCGTCTGTTGCCTGAACAAGGATAGCACCTTTTGTAAAGTATGCGTCTGCTGGCGTAGTTGTGGTTGCTCCGTAATAAAATGCTCCAGATACTAGTTTATCTGTTGCGTTGTCTAAGAATACATAAACCAAAGGGTTGAATTCTGATTTAAGTAATTGTAATGGTGCTACTGACATATATATAATTTAATTAATTAATAACATTTGCAAATGTTTGAGTTTACAGTTATATTATAACATATATATTTATATTTGTAAAGTACCTGTAAGTTTAAAAAATACCCTATAAAGGCTTATTTTTTAAAATTGTCTAATATTATTTATAGCAAGACCAATGATTACCATAACCCTTTTTAATTGCCCACGCTGCGACGTCTAATGCTTGATTGGGATTGTAAGGATTGTCGTAGTCATCACGACCCATTTGTTTTGCAAAACCAATAAAGGTTTCACGTGAAAATTGTGCTACGCCATGACTTCCTTTTGAAAGTTTGTGACTATCTTTCCAGTTCACTGCCTTGTAATTGTACTTACTTTCGCATGAAATTACCTTATGCAGAACTTGTCTCGAAAGTCCATGCTTATCGGCATAATAATCTACTAAAGTTTTTACTTCTTGTACTGTCCAGTCTGTTTTTACAACAGGTTCTGGTGCTTCTGCGTTTACCTTTCCTATAAACATACTTACTGATAATAAAGGAAAAATAAGCAATAAAGCAATATATTTTTTATTCATAGTACCCAAGTTTTGCTCTTGGAACGCATTGTCTGTGATGTACAAATACTAACCATGTACCTTAATATGGTATCATATTTGCTATTTTATTGCAATATTGACAAAATTTACTTTGCCTTTTCTTTTTTCTCAATAACTTCAACCTCTCGGTTTAGGTATTTTGAGATTTCACCTAGTACTAAACCAGCCAATACTGTTAGTTCTGGTGATAGTCCGAATCCTGATAGATTAGCAACACCATAATTTACAAGTGATACTGCAATCATGATTCCTGCTCGCCACGCAAATGATTTTAAACGATTCTTTACTGCTTGTGTCATAACTTTAATAATTTCTTAATAAGTGCGAATAATCCTAAAACTTCTTTTTTCTGTACTTTATCTGTAATCTCTTTCTTGTCTACACACACCTCATCTTTTACTGGAGGTACAATCACTGGCTCAGGTTGTTTAACGGGCTCAGACAGGCGTATACGAGCTTCTGAGAGGTCTTTTATGAAGTCTTCCCATGTCTTACCAAACGTTTTAAACGCATTAATAGGGTCTGTTTTTCTTCCTGGGTCAAGCGTATAGTGTCCAACGATTTTAGTCTTTGGATTAAGATTGTATTCCAGTGTTTTTTCTGCGATGTATTCAACATAGTTATTGTATGCTTTTAGCGAGCGTTCTTTATTTTTTGAGAAATAACAGAGTTCTACACCTATTGCATAATCATTAGCATCTACTCCAAACATTGAATTGTCTATAGTAGTAATATAGCGTACATGCCAAGCCTTTTCGTCTAGTGGCACGCATTCTATAATATCTTTATCGTCAATGAATGTATGAGCTGATGCTGACATTTCATTTGCAGATGTAATAAAGTAATTTACGTTCTGCATTGCTGTAGAATTATCATTACCAGTATCGTGTGCTACAATGAACTTAACACCTTTTATTTTATCTCCTGAACGTCTTTTAGATGGTTTAGGAATTAGTTTTTGAATTATTTTCATATAGATGTGTACTAAGAGGGTATTATCGAGTCACTGTGTATGTTGTTGTAATGTAGTCAAAACTTAGTTTTGTACCAGCCGTTCCACCAACACTTCCTGCAGAAAATCCTATATGAGATCCTGTAAATGTTGGTGTCCCAGAATATACTGTAACTCCTCCAATCTTGAATACTAATGTTGATGTTCCTACATTCCAGTCAATTTCAAAAGATGTCCATGTATTTGAAGTTGGTAAGTTTATTGCAGTTGTAGTTTGTACAGAACCATCATAAAACAATACTTTTGTTGCTGATGTAGCACTATTAAAACGTACATATATACCAAATCCTATACCATCCAAAGAAAGACCAAAGATTGAATCAAATGAACCTCCTGGTCGTGTTGAACGGAATAATCCACTGAAATTGAAATCATTTCCAACTGGAATTGTTCTATCTTTAAGCGATGTAAACCCTGAATCTGCATTTGTAAATCCATATAATTCAGCACCATTTGAAACAGTTAAATCAACGATTCCAGGATGGTTTGTTTCAGAAGAACCAAGTGCTACATACGCTGGGTCTGCTCCACCAGTTTGTTCTATGATGAAGTTTCCAGATACACCTCTTTCTGTTGAGCCGTCTGCTGCAGTTTTTACAACATTAGTAAAATCATCAATATCATTTACCGTTAGAACACTAAGACTTCCATTTGCAGATAAATCATATTCAATATCTTCATTACCTGCAGGGTTGTTAATTGTTTTAGTGATAGTAACTGAACCATCTGTTGATGTGAGAGATATTTTATCGTCTAAGTATCCAGAGGTTGTATCTGATGAATCCACCTTGACACCAGTACCTATTGGTGTAAGACTGTTATTAATTATATCTGTTACTATACTGTCAATACCGTTAATAAAATCAGTATCTGCAAGTAATGTTGTAATCAAATCAGAGATGAATGTAGCATTTGCTAATAGTTCACTAATGAAGTTTGAGTCATTCGCTAGTGATGATGTAAAATAAGCATTTCCAACTAAAGCATCAATAAAGTCTGAATTGTTTGCTAGGTCAGATAAATCAATATTGTCTGAGTCTAGTAACCCAGTTACCATTGTCGCTAAGTCTACAAGAGACCAGAAGGCGTCAGTACCGTCGTTAGTAAGAACATATCCTGCTATAAACGGTGTTGGTAATGTGTTAGTCCCGGGTCCGAATGATTCCCATGTTGGTGTTACATCGTTACCAGTGTTTAGGTAGATTTGTTTCTCGTCTTTATGTATAAGAACACAACCAACATTATATTTCTGTAGTTCACTTGGCAATGTAGAAGCTGCTCCAAGATATAATACCAAGACAGTTCTACCATCTATTTGATTGTCGATTGCTGTGTACACGTCTCGGTTCCAAGGGGAACGTAAGAATTGTAGCGGAGCGTATGATGAGCCTTGCATATTATTTCTTCTTATTCTTTACTATATCTGATAATTTTGTCTTAACGTTCTTTAACTTCGGAGCCTTTGATTTATTAACATTCACTAGGTCTGAAATCTTAGTTTTTGGTAGTTTTATCTCTTTAGCAGGACCATACGAAGATATGTCTTCTACTCCAGTCTGTAATTGTTTTGCTAGTTCTCCAGTTCTTTTCTTTGCTAATTCATCGAATATTGGGTTCTGTACAATCTTGTTGAACTTGTAATCACCAATAGCTTCACTACTTAGTTTTGAAAGTAATCGTCCAGGTGCGTATAATAATGGGTTACCAGTTACCATACCAGACAAGAGTCCGAACATGTGGTCAGTTACTTTTTTAACAGCGGTAGGGTCTTTTGTCATGTTCTTAATAATATCTTTAGCAACGAATGTTGATGCTATTTCATTATTAATCAAAAGCATTTCATTTGCAAAGCTTTGACCTCCACGTTGTAGTGCCTCTTCGTACATTCTTTTACCAACTACCTCTCGAAAAGCATCTGCGATTCGGTTAAAGTCTTCTTCAGAAACTGACTCTTTAACTTGTTTTCCAAGTGAACCAGATTTAGCAAATTCAAGTTTAGATATTTCAGTTCTTAACTGAGCTAGTTGTTTTGCTGATATCTTTCGTGAACCAGAACCTCGAGTAGCTGCTAATTTATTTTCAACAACATCCATGAAATCCTTAAACGCATCTGCGAAGAATGAACTGGTTGTTATACCTTTTTTCTTTAGTTCGGCAACAGTTTCTGAAACTATGTCATCTGCGTCAAATATCTTTTGACTACCAGCTATCTTTGAATATTTACTTGATGCCATTTCTCCTAAGTCAGAGATAGTCTCCTGGGCTGATTGATATGCTCGTGTTGTATCTATTCCATCTTTTGTCTTCTTAAGACCAGACATAAAATATGTTGCTGCGTGCTTAAGTCCGTTATCAAACTTCTCAACATCTGCAACATCTCTTATATTTCTTAGGAATCCTTTTGGTAATGTATCTTTTAAGAATTGTTTTGTTTCATCGATGAATTCCCCTGTTTTATTTGGGTACTTCTCAATAAACTCCCTTGCATAATCATTTGGCTTAAATACCTGCTTAGCAAAACTTAACGTACCAGGAAGTGTGCTGAATATTCCGTGAGCTATTAATGAGCCCTTTAATGTGTCACCAAAATCTTTACCAGAAACTCCTCCTTCTCGTACCGCTGTTTGTGCTAGACCTCCAGCCATGTTTGAAGCAAGTGTTGTAAATGTATCAGCAAGTGTACCGAGTTTCCCTGGAATATCAGCTACGTTTTTACCTGTTAATGCTTTTACAAAACCTCTTCCTCCTGCTGCATCTCCTCCGAATAGTCTTAGTGCGTCAGCTGCTGCTGGTGCTTTTAGTGCAATAGATTCAGCTCCAACTGATGGTGCTGCAAAAGATACAACATCACCAAGTGTTTTACCAAACTTTTCTAACCCTGTCTGTCCTTTAAATGACTTCTCTTTTGCAAGTTGAGATGTTGCTGATTTTCTATCTAGGATAGGGTTATAACTTGGACTATTTGGGTCTAAACTATCTGAGAACCCTAATCTATTTGTTTGTTTAGCTAACAATCTTCGTAAACCAGTTCCAAACTCTCCACCTACACGAGCAAATCCACCCATAATCTGATTAGGTACGGATAGAATCTTTTCATATGTATTTGGCTCTTGTCCCGCTGGTCTAAAGTTTTTATAAAGGTCTTTGTTTAAGTCAGTTCGTTCTTGATATTGAGCTTGTTTTTTAGCATACATATCTTGGTCAGCCTGATTAACAAAAGGTGTCTCTACCTTAAGAGCTGGAGTATATGGTTTACCTTGTATCTGAGCAACCTGTTCTGGTGTTAGTGTTCTTGGTGCACCCGAAACACCACTACTTCCTCGTAGTGCTTGTACTTGTTCAGGTGTTAATGTTCTTGGTGTTGCCATAATTGTATAGTTATGTTTTTATTTACGCATAGTACCCTTCTCTATGAGCCATTGTTTTAATTAATGTATCAAGTTCTTGTGGAGATAGTCTATTTACTGGTTTACCGCGTAGGCTTGGTACGATTTCTCCTCCATATCCACTATTACTCCATCGTCGTAATGCTTGGTCAACTGTTAGATTTTTATATCCACCAGATTGAATAAGTGTCTTAGCTGCGTTGAAGCCAGCTTCTGGTGAGTTGAATACTAAGAATTTACCTCCATCTGATGCTGGTTTTTTATCTAGACCTGCAACTCCTGGATATTTTATCGTAGTATTACTTGCCTTTATATTCAATGGATTATTGTTTCTCTGTGGTCTATTTGTGGCTTGTTTTGTGCCGCCACCAACTTTACTTAAAACCTCTGTGGCTGAGCCGTCTGGGTTTAGTTTCCAAGTAGTACCATTTGAGTCTGTGAACGTTTCTGAACTATCATTTTGTGAATTAGAATATCCAGAATAGTTAGTTAGGTAATCACTACCATCGTCCCTACCGGTTATGTTATTAATCTTTCTAGCATACTCATTGTATGTATTATCATAGAGGCTTTTGTTTGCTTTATACTTAGAGTTGATTGTTTTCTTCATATTCTCACGTGCTTCAGGAGTAAGAAAACCTGTTCCCTTTAATGCTTGAGAAACACTTTTACCAAACGAATTAATCATTGATTGTGAGTATTTCTGAGCTGTAGCATATTCACCTTCACGAACAGCAGAATCTGGGTCCATAGTTTTAGCAAATGCATAAATAAGACCCTGGTCATCAGATGGATTTGTTGTTGTGTTTCCCAGTGAATCAACAAAGCTTTTTGCCTCTGATATTGCGTTAAAGTTTTTAACAATACCTAACTTATCAAAAGAGTTTGACATTGTTTGTACTTTAGAAAGTAGTGATGCACTTAATTCAGAACCACCATCTTTTTGTTTTTGTGCTTTAATCAAGTCATCAAGAGCGTTGATTTGTGGTTCGTAGATATCTGAAGTAGCTTTGTTAACAGCTTGACGTTGTGCAAAGTCGTAACGAGGTGCTCCATTGGTAATACCTAGACCATCGAACACTGGGTCAGCTGCTGTATCTGTTGGTAATTGTCCAACCGCTGCTAATGCTTGGTCTCGTGCCAATCGTTGTCGTAGTGAGAATAATGTAGCGGGGTCTTGTGTACCAATAGTTTCATTAATCTTATCCATTGTGTATTGTAGGTCTGTTGTTGGTGTATCGGTTCCTGTTGGTGCATCTTGTAGTGATGGTTGTTCAACTTGTGGTTTAGCATAGTTAAATCCACCAGGTCCTTCATAATTTTGATTTGTTCCATAGAGACCAGTAAAATCTTTTGGTTTCTCTGTAGGAGCTGGACCAACTGTTGGAGACTGGTAAGAACCACCATTGTTTGGTAGTTGTCTTGTTTGTACGAAGTTTCGTAGCTTTCTGATACCAGGAGCTAAGTCATAAGGTATACCAACAGTAGCATTAAAGAAAGCAGCGTTTCCAGCACCAGTTATTGCGTTTTTAAGTGTATCTTTTAATGACATATTATTGTACAGGGAACCCAAATTGAGTTCCTGCTTTCTGTTTACCGTATTGTTCGACTTGAGATGCGTATTTTTGACGTAATGTACCCTGCATATTACCCATTGGGTTGTATGCGTTCTTTGTACCGTTTCCACCAACGTATTTACCAATACTATTAACGCTTCCTGGTTTCAATATTCCGAAATCAAATTGGTTAACATCATTTGTACCTAATTGGTTCTCATAGTTTCTAGCTAGGTCAGATAGTTTATAAGAAGTATTTCTTTCGAGTCCTGATAATGTTCGATTACCTTGGTCTTGGAACATATCTCGTTGTTTATTTCCTAAACTAGAATCAATATTATTTGACTGTGCTTGATTTGTGTCAAGTGTAAGTTTTTCATTAAAGATTTTATCTTGTGCATCTTTAAGTGATGATTCGTAATCTGCTTTTTCTTTATTAAGTCCAGCTAAGAAATCAGACTTGTAGTAGTTAAGTGACTCGTTGAATTGTGGGTCTAGTTCTTTCTTTGCAATATCGAAGAAAGGTTTCATGTTTTCTTCACTAACCCAAGTATCTGGTCCGAAGTAATATCCTTTGTTTGATAATGAGTGTACACCAGCAAGTAGACTTGCTTGGTTACCACCATTTTGTGCAGCCTGCAGTGTTCGTGCAACTATCGGGTCATTAGCTGCTAAGTTTCTTACAATCGGGTCATTTAACACTACGTTATGTGGTTCTTTACCCCACTGGTCTATTTTACCACGTGTTTGTGGTCCTACGATTGAATCTACCTTGATACCAGTCATGTTCTGGAAATTCTTAACAGCTTCAGCTGTCTTTGGTCCAAATAAACCATCAACTACTCCACCGTAAAATCCATAACCTTTAAGAGCCTGCTGGATAGCAGACACGTCGTTTCCTTTTGAGCCTTGTTTCAATAAAGCTAATTGTTGTTGTGTTGTTGACATAATTAAAGTTAGTATACCACATTATTACGGGTTTGTAAAGAGTAAGAATGAATGGTCTGTGTTTGTTAGTGATGTTGTTGCATTGTTATAAAATCTTGTTTCAAAGAAGTTAATATTTTGTACTTGTACTGAGAATTCTCGTGTAGTACCAGCAAGAGGTGTTAATACGACAGCGTAGTCTGTTGTTCCAAGGTTGTGTGTTATACGATACTGACCAGTTCCTATACTTGTTACAGTCCAATCAGATGGGAACACTGTACCAGCCGTACCTCCAGCATTTACGAACCCTGCACCAATGATTACTGGTTGTGGATATCCTTTGTTTACAATTGTACGAGTTGTTGATATTCCGTCTTGGTCAATCAATACTACAGGTACTCCGTCTCTATAAACAACAAACGTATCATTTGGTAATATTTCTACACGGTCATTAGAACCAGATGATTGAAAGATTGTTGATTGTATTACAGTACCGGGAGCTACGGCTGTTGCTGGTCTATTGGTATTTGCCTCAATCGCATTCGTTAACTTATCATCACCAAATTGGTCGTATGCAGAGGTTGTATTATTCTTTCGATAAAGGTATCTATCAAGTTTTAGGTCTGATGTTTTCATATTAGTTGTAGAATGCCCCGAGGTCTTCGTAGTTAATTATTTCCATTGTTCCAAATATTGGACTTGTTCCTGTAGATGTTCCACGTGTTCGGAATCGTACTCTGTTGAAAGCATTTAAGTTAGTGTTAACTGATTGGAACAGTGTTACATATTTTTCATCGTAATCTCCGATAAATGTCCACTTATCTTCAATATCTTTATCTACTTGAGCCTCAAGTATCGCTCCTGCACCGTTTATGTGTGTTACAGCAATAGATTTAAGGTTTTGGTATCGTGATTGCATCTTTGTCATACTCATCCATCGAGATATGTTGTTATAGAAGATTGGGTCTCCTAAGTCTGTAGTACCAGAGTTAACAATTCCAGTAGTACCATCATTGACACCAACGATTCTTGTTAGATTTGTACCATCGTCATATATAAATGCAGCTGTCAATGTTTTAGTAGATGACTCTTTAGAGAAGTAAGAATAGATAGTCCACATTTGTGACGAGATAGTATATCTAAATACAACGTTCTTGTAAGGAATGCTTCCTACTGTTAAGTTGCCTACATGCCAGTAGACGTGGTCTTCGTCTGTCCAACCAAATACATTATCATATGCAGAGCGTGGAATAGCTTGAACGAAGTCAATTACTTTACGAGAAATCTCTTGTGGTTGTCCATCATATTGGAATTTATAGAATCCTGATGAGTGATGGAAGTATAATCCATCTTTTCCTTTTACAATACTTTCCTGTGAATATGTTCCAACGAAATATGCTGGATATGGGTCTGATGATGTAGCTCCATAAATACGGAAAATGTTATCTGGGTAGAAAACAAGTAACGCTTTCTGTGCTTGGAATAGTCCAGTCATTGCCTGTCCGTTCTCTGCGTTGAAGTAGATAAATTCTGCCCCACCAGTAACCGGGTCTCCAAATGGAATCTGGTCTGTATAAAATACTTTACCTGATGACTTATCTCCAACCCACACTCGTTTCTCGAATCCTGAGTTAATGTAGTCACCTTTTGGTAAAGACGCAACACCTGATGTATATGTTGTACCATCATACGAAGCTGGGTTATCTCCTGCGTTACCGTTAACAAAGAATGTAGTATTATTCATTTGTGATGTACGCACACGACCAGCAACTGCGTTAGTGTGTATAGTAGACCATGAACCTCCTGATAGCTTCTTAATCGCTAAACCATCTTGTGCAATTAACTGTCTGTTTACTGTTCCAGCTTGTGTCCATTGATGATATCCAGTAGCAAACGCCGAAAGAGCCGCAGCTGTATATGCTGTGACTCCTGGTCGTACAGTAATGGCTCCAATGCGGTCAAAGTGCATATTAAGAGATTCTTGTACCGATGCTTCATCTGATACATAATCCTCAACAGCGGCAGAACGTATCATTCCTTCTGTTGGATTTGGTATCAGGGCTGATGTTTCGTTTGGGCTGGTTGGATTCATATTATCGTGTGATTATTTTAGGTAGTTGTCCAATGTAATGGTTTTCAATCCATTGTTTCATTAGTTCAATAAATCTCTTTCCGTCTGGGTCTGATTCAAACTTGGTATCGTTGTTTCGGCGATATTTGATTGCGTACTTAATGTAGTATTGATAGATATGTGAGTATGGTTCAGGTAGAACTACGTTTATATCATCAATGTTATCCATTTTCTTGTAGTAATCAATGTATACGTTACGACCACGCATCATTTTAGGTACTGGTCGGTTAAATACTACTCGTCCTTTAGCTGTTGCTTCGTCATACCATACTGTGTAGTAAGATGCTTGTGCAAATGTAGGGAATGCGAATACTTGTGTTCCTTCTGGAATGTTTCGTGTGATTCCTGTTACACCAGTTACAGTGTTAGTAGATAAGTCTACACCAGTATAAGTAATCTGCATAATGTCTTCAGTAACATCATTACCAGATACGAATATTGTTCCAGTGTTTTGGAAGTCTCCAACGTTCTCTAGGTAAAGTGTTGTAGCACCACTTAATGTAGCGCCTACTGTGTATGAGTATTTAAGACTGTATGCAATTGAGTTCCATTCACGTTTATCTACATAGTTTAATGGGTATGGTGATAGACCATTAATACGAGGATAACGTACTGATAGTAATTTACCGTTAGTATATTGATAGTCGTAGTTATCAGGTAAATCAATATAGTTTTTACCTGCAAGCAACTGAATAGGATATTCAAATACTTCACGCCATGATTGCTTATAATTAGCCATCATATCGTTAGTAAAGTTTCGTGCTTCGTTTAGTGCTGATAGTAAGAAACTTGTTGTAATGATTGGGTCAGCATCTGAGATACCGAACATTGTTTTAACTTGTTCAAATGAAGCTGCTACTGAGTTTGAATCATAATTAGAAGCAGATGTAGGGGCTGTATAGTCTGATGTGTTGTTTGTAACAGAGTTCTTTAATCGAATCTTGTAGTAAGCAGTTCGTAGTCCAGTTGCATCAACGATTGTAGTGAACTGTTGTGTTGCCTGAATTGGGTATGTACCAAGAACTGAGTATGCACCATCAATAGTTGCAGCTTTTTCTACAACGATTTGGTTGTATTCAGCTAAGAACATTGCACCTCCACGATTGTGTGGGAATAGTGTAGTTGATACAGTAAGTGATGTGGCGTTTGGAACTGCTGAAATAGTTACAAACTCTGCGTTCTCTGCACCAATGTTTTCTAGTAATCCTAATTGTGTAGCAGAAAAATCAGCAGTGTTATCTACTGGTAGTGTTGTTACACCTGCACCTATGTTATTAGAAAAATATGTCTTTGCAAACAGTTTTAATGAGTTTGGTACAACAATTGTGTTTCCAATATTATGTTTGATTTGCAATTGAATATCCATAGTGTTTTATTTATTATTCTGCTTAAGTATTGTCATGATTTCTCGAATGTCTTGTTGAATTAATCCTATCGAGTCTGTCATCTTGTCTTTGTGTTCACTGAGCCTTGTTTCTTGAAGTTTGATGTCTGTTTTTAATTCCGCTATTTGTTTGTCGTGTTCTTCTTTCTGTGTAATCATATCTTTTGTAATATTCCTGTTGGAATTTTGTAGATACGCAATCATGAAGATAAACGATGCAATACCAGTTAGTATTGTCCAGTAGTTACTTACAAAATCTATTAAATCCATAAATTTATTCATTGACTACTTGTTTAATAACCGACATCAGTTTTCGTAGATTTTCAATCTCGTTATCTTCAATTTCTTTTAGTAAAACTCGTTTACCAAGGATTTCTGCTTCAAGAAGTGTTTTACTTTCAGACAAATCAGCAACGTCTTGCTTTAATCCATCAATTCTCTTTTTTAGGAAACTCATTTCTTTTGCGAGTTCATCTCGTTGTTCAGCGTTTTGCATACAATAGTTTGTTAATAATAAATAAAATAATAAGGAAAATCTTCCTTATACCGCACTCCATATAGGAGTACAAGTAAGAAAGACTAATGGAGATAGAGTTACTGTTTATACAGTCACTCCGTCACCGTTACTGAATTCCCATGTTCGCATGTCAGTAGCTCCCATTTGGAAGATAGTGTCAGCTTGCATAATTGTGTCTTTGTTTTCAGGGTCAATCATTGTAGGAGCTACAGTGTTTGGCAATGATTCAATGTATTGAGGACCATAGTTTTTGTTAACCATAGTGTTGTCAAACATAGCCCATTGTAGAGGAGCTAATCCGTTTCCTCCGTAGTTTTTCAATGAAATAATTTCAAATGAAGGAACTGAAGGAGTATCTCGGAATGTTCCTGGGTAGTATCCAGAGTCGATTGTACCTTTGATTCGTTTAGCAACTTGTTCAGTAGCTGAACCTTTTACTACAATCAAAGATGTAAGTGTAGAACCTAGAGGTAATCCACGACCATCTTTTTTGATAGCATGTAATTGGTGAGCTGCTTCAAGAGAAGACATAGCGAATACTGGAGATGGAGTTGCACCGTCAACGATAACGTTAGACCAGTTTGGACCTCCATCTTCTCGTAAGTGAGCTTGTGACCAGAATTCAACACCGTCAGCAGTAGTAGCGTCAATTGTAGTAATTGTAGCTGATACTCCTGAGATTGGGTAGAAGTTCCATGAAGCGTTAAATCCTTGTGCTAGGAAGTTTTGAGCGTAGTATTCTTTAGCAGATTCCAAAGCTCGTTGCAAGTCCATAACTTTTGATTCAACTTCACTGTCAAGTTTAGCTTTATCTTTCATTTTAACCAAGAAGTGCATGGTTTGGAAAGATACTTTCACTTTGTGAGTAAGGTGTTGTTGGATGTAATTTTTTTCAAAACCTTGGATAGGTGCATCAGCAGCTGAGATTTCAGCGTCAGATACGAAGTTAGCCATTCCAAGACCTGTGATTCCGATATCAGTAGTTACACGTTCAGCGTTTGTTCGTGTGAACATGTATTTTTTGTATTCAGAATCTAATTCTTTACCAACTTTAGGAGCAATGTTCTTAACGCGGTTGTCAAGAATGCGACTAAAATCAGTAAGAAGACCGTTAGAGTAAATCATATAGATATATTAGTTAAGATTATTCTTTTGTTACGAATTCACACATAATTTGTTTCTGTGAAGCGGCACCTACAACTCCGACCTGTCGAACTACTCCGACTGCTGAATCTGTACCTGTGTTGTTTGCTTTATCACCAGTTGCGTTAAGAATCATTCGTTGCCCGTTGTGAGCTACGTTAGAGTTGTTAACTGTATCTGCGATAAATTGTTGGTTTTCATTAATTTTGAAAGTGTGTACATCAGTACGAGCGTCACCAGTCAAGATAGCTTCTGTTGAAACAAATAATGCTTCGTCAAAAGTTGAAGTGTTGTCCAAAGGAACTACTTCTCCTGCTGTAACATCCCATCCTAATACTTGACCGTCAAGAATAGCTTGTGCTGAATCTTTAGGTACTGACTTTCCAAAACGTGTATGAGCTGATGTTTCTAGATAGAATGCCATAATATGTTATTGGTTTAGTGGGGTAATAATTTGCATGATTAGTCGATAGCCCAACCGAAATCGTTACCAGAAGTTTTTTTAATATCCTCAACGAGGTTCTTCTGTTCAACTTTTTCGTCTGGTACATCGTCTGATGCGGTAGAACCAGAAAAATCAACCGCATTCATTTTCTGCTCAACTTTTTGTGATGCTGCAAGTTTCTTTTCAACATTTTTAGGTAATAGAGTTTCATGTGCCATTTCTAGTATAGCAGTGATTCCATTATACGATTTACCTTGTAGGTTAAAGTTTTCTCCAACAAAGTTAATGAAGTTATCATAAACTATTGGATTTTTAACTTCAGGATGTCGCTTAAGGAAATCAGCTTCTGCTTTATCAATAGCTTGAATCTGCTCTCGTTTATATAATTCCTGTTGAACGATTTGTGCAATATCTTGTTGAGGTATGTCTTCGTATTCGTCTGTTTCCACACGAGCACGGTTAGCCATATCTTTGCGAATTGAGGTCATTTCTGACTTAATCTCTTTTCGCTCAGAATCTGAGGTTGCGTTTTTGAGAGCTTGTTGTTTTTCCCAGATTTCAATACGATAATTGTATTTCCAGTCTGGTTCTTCTATAGCTCTCACAGGCATACCTTCTGGTTGTGTTTCTTGTGAAACATCTTGTGGTGCCTGTTCTGTAGTTTCTGTAATAACAGGTGCTACAGGTTCTGAGGATGAAGATTCCTCTGTTACTTCTTTGGTTTCTACAGGAGCTTCGGCTGGTACCTCTGCCGACTGTTCTGTGATACCAAACTCTTTCTTAGAATCGTCTGAAGTCAGAAATTCATCGAAAGAAAAATTATCTTGGTTGTTTTCTTGTTCCATAATACATCTTTTACGCTGATGAGCGATTTATGGTTAATAATATTATAACACATTTGACAAGAATGTCAAGTGGTATTAGCGACCTTTTTGGTAGTTAAGACGTTTTGCTAGTCGTTTAGCAAAGAATTCAACCTGTTGTTTCATATTACCTGGGCGTAGAACATATGAGCGTGCGTCACATTTCATAACTTGTAGGTAAAGATGGTCAACGTTAGGGTCATTTTGAGCCCATTTAAGTGGCACTAATGCTGTTATTACGTTATTACCGATGTATTTGTAGAACAATCTGAACCCATCTTCTTTGTTAAAGATAGAGTTGAATGTAGAAGTAAGTTCAGCAATTTGACCATCTTCAACATCTGTGATTTCGTCACCATATGTTTGATGGAAACCTGCTGGTACTTTACCATTTACAAAGTGTTCTGTTGATTCGATAACTTCTTTTCGTTCAGGCATATCAACTGCACTAATCAAACCATATGTTTCATAGATTCGTTTGTTTGCTTCGTCAAGTGTGTTAGCACTGATTTTCTTTACTGAATCTACTTCAGTAACTGTATCACTTGCTACACCAACTTTTGCATCAATTTCAGCTAATAATTCTTCTTCTGTTTTTTCTACTTGTGTAACTTTTTTTGTTGCCATAGGACAATTTACGTTGCATTACCCAGCAACGATGGGATACTATGTTAATAATTTACAATCAGGTGATTCTAAGTTTCTCCCTGATTGTCTTCTTCCGTATTTAGTTTTTTTTGTTCTTCTTCGTATTTTCTAATCATTGATTCATAAGATGCTCGTGCAAATTCGTGTACAGAATCGTCAACTCTTTTTTTAGCTTGTTGAAGTTGTTTGTCGTTTACTGTTTTAATCTTATCTGTAATTTTTACAACACCAAGTGCTTCTTCAGCAATAGCGTATTCAACGGGCATCATGTGTTCAAATGGAATATGAATTAATTCTCCAGCTGCTATATCTTTGTTTGGAATGAATGTTAATGCACGTTGTACTTTAATCATGTTTACCACTTTGTTATCCATAAGAGTTGGTGCAAGCATATCTTGTGATACGAACTTAGAAAGTAAGTCAATCATTTCACCGAGTTGAACCTCGAATGGGTCTCCTTTCTTTGGAATGAACTTAATTAAATCATTCTTGATTGCATTATCTGAATATCGTACTACTACAGTGTAGTCTGGCTTGCGTGATATTTGTCCTTTTCGTTTTTTCATAAATGTTTTATTATTTTACGATTATTGGATTAATTCTATTTTCGACCGCTTCTCTATCGGCTTCTAATGCCTTTGTACATATTTCTACAAATGATTGCATAAGTAATCGTTGTCCGTCTATAACTCCAACGTTGTATATTGTTTCAAATTCGTTGTCTCGTTTCATGAATTGTGAGTTCTCTTGCAATGCAGCAAGTAATCCAATCATGTTCTTAAAGTCTTTAGACGCACTAAAACGCATCACGAATTCTACAACCTCGCTTTTACTTCCAGAGAGAATAGAGTTATTAATTTGCTCTAGTTTCTTTTCAGATAATGCTTTGATTGCTTTTTCGGCTGACGCGTTTTTAGTTACTTTCTTCTTAACTTGTTTTGTTTGTTTTTTTTCCATAGTGTTTGAGTGTTTTACTATACATTTTTACCAAATGGTTTAGCTGCTCTACCAACTGATGCGTTCATAGCACCTTTCATTGGGTTTACTATTTCTTTATTAAAATCACTTTTGAATTGTTGTGTCATATCTCCAATTGGATTTGGGATTTGATTAGGTGTTGGTACTTGACCAGTTGCACCCATAGGACCACCGAGTCCTTGTTGTTCTGCTTGACCAGGAGCTGTACCTTGTGCAATATCTGCAACGCTTGGTTGTGGTGCTGCTGGTTTAGATAGTGAATCGTAAATATCTTTTGGAATCCAGTTGTATACTGATTCTTTATTAACTTCTAGGATTCGTTCAACTGATTTCATTAATGCTCGAGCCATGTCAGGCATCTGGTCTTTCATTTGCAACATTTGCATAATGATTGGGTTAACAATAGTGAAGATTTCAGTCATTCGTTGTTTATTGATTTCCTCTGAAGGAAGTAACATTGATGAACCGTCAATCATAATTGTTAATGAGTCAGTAAGGTGTCCTCTATCTTTTAGCAATTGCATCAATTCTGGTGCGGGCATATGATATTCGTTTGAAAGCTCTTCAATTTCGTCTAACTCAGAGTTTTCTGGGTGTAGATTAATATCAAATGATAGTGGAACCTTTTTAGAAACACTTACAGTAATACTTTTTGTTTTACCAACTCGTTCATCTGGTAATACTTCAGCATAGTTTTCTTCTGATTCAATTTCTCCAGGATTTTCTGGGTCTTCATCGTTTTGTGCATACTCTCTTTCAATTTCTGAAATGAAATATGTTGGGTTGTTTTGAATGAACTGATTTACTTCTTCTGAAGTATTAAACTTCATGATTTTTTCAACTCCGTAGGTTTGCTTAATCCATGAAACAGTAATGTAGGCATCAAGTTCAAGACAAGATACTACACTGTTGCGAGGGATAATCAATCGGTTAAGTGCTGCTTCTTTTAAGATAACAGTTGCACCTAATGTTCCTTCTCCTGCTTGTCCAGCAAGAATATCGTTGATACCAGTGTTTTCAGAAATGATTTGTTTCTGTTTATCTGAGAAGATAATTGACTGTTGTACGTTACCAGATGTTTTAACAACATCAATGTTTGTACCTTGACCTTTTGGATTGATTACGTTTGGTCCACGGCGGTAAGTCATTTCACCTACACCTGTGTTAGTACCAAAGAGTAATGGAGAAATTTCTGCTTCAACTTGTTCAGCTGATAAACGCATGATGTAATCGTACATCTCTGTGTTAGCACGCATAATTTCTACAATACCAACTCCGTATGGGTCAGAACCATCTTTAATAAAACAGTTAGTCCAGATAACATGACCGAATCCATCTTCGTTAGGCATTTCACCTTCATAGATTGGGAAGTCTCCACAAGATACACAATATTTATTCTTAAGTGGATTCTCGTAGTATCGTACAGTTACAAAATCTTGTTTTACTGATTCATCAATTTTAGATTCTTGTGCAGAACCAGAGTATTCAAGATTAAAGAATTTAGCTTCTGGATATTTTTCTAAGAAAGAATGTTTGTCTTGGTCAATGTCGTAGATAACTTCTCCGTGTGACCATCGGTCATACAAGTTAACTGCGTTTCCTACCCATACACGAGATGTATCAAGTGCTTGTCGGTAAATATCATCGAATAAGATTCTGTTCTGTCCTCGTGATTTGTGTTCAATCTTTCGTGGGAAGATACGGTATGCTGCGAATCCTGTACCAATTTGATTCTGGTAGAAGTTACGCAATGTGTTTAACCCGTTACCTAGTGAGTTCTCCCAAGTATGTTTCCATAGTTCGTATTGTGTACGAGCATAGATTTTATCTGCTGATTTAAAGGTAGCATCTGGTACCTTACCAGCAAGAACTGATACTGCTGTCATCAATTTAGCAAAAGCAATAGGTTCTTTAGCCGTAGGAATACGAGTTACGTTGTCATTTGCATTATTACGAGCCAATACTGGAATCTGTGTGTATGAACCGTTTTCGTACACGAATGAGTATGCAATGTTTGTTGCTTGTGATTTCATTGCAGCTTGATATGTTTCTGTGTTAATCAAGTTCTCAGCAATGTAACCCAAAATAGCGTCATATTTACGGCGGTATTTAGTGTTCTTGAATTTTCGTTTCTTTGTAGCAAGAAAGTTTTGCAACTCCTTACCTGATTTTAGTTTATCTTTGAGTTCTTTCGGTGCGTTAGAAATGTCTTCGTGTAAAGAGTCTGTACTTTCGTCTTCGTACTCTTTCAACATATCTTTAGCGTTTTCTTCAACCGACTTTTTAGTAATAGCCATAATCATGCAAATTAGTGGATAATGTTTTTATTATAACACACTTGACTATAAATGTCAAGGATTATTTAATTAGTATTGAGCAAAAATCAAATCCATGTGTGATTTTGGTTTTTCGTCTTGACTCAGTTGTGATGCGTTTCCTACAAACCAAAGTTTTGCAGCCATATAAGCAATAGCAGTTGAAACAATTAAGTCGTCATGTTTTCCAGACATAGCTTCTGGTTTTCCTCGTGAGTTTCTAACAAAAGCTTGCATTTCATCGAGTAGTGGTTCAACAAGGAAATCTTTTTCAGTAAATACTGAGCGTAGTTCTGTAAGCATGGTATCTCGTGTGTTTCTGTCTGTTTTCCAACCAAATGTTTTAGATACTTGTTTAGTTACATCATCAATACGCTGTCGGTAGTAGATATTCTCATACCCAGAGCGTTCTACTTCGTTGTTTACCCACATACCATCTTTGTTTGATTCGATTGCAAGTAACGCTTTGTTGTAATATCTACCAATAGCTAAAACAATGTCTTTAAATTCGTCTGGTGGTATTTGTTCTTGATATATTGCTACTATGTCTCGTGTTTGTACGTCAATCACAGTACAGGTTGAGTAGTCCCCATTAGAAAGACCCTCTGCGGTATCTGCCCCTACAACGTATTGTTTATTTTTCTCTGGCTGTCGGTAAATCAATAGTGGTCCCATGTTAACCTTACTCACTTCGTAGTTAATCACATCGTAATACTCAGGAGTTTGTACTCGTGCTTTACAGTTTACAATTTTACGAATATCAAAGTATGGTTTACCAGAAGATACAAACGCTTCTTCGATAGTAGTTGGGTATTCTTGGTTTAATCTGTCTAAATCACGCTTAACTGATAACCAACGCATGTAATAATACGTCATTTCTTTGTCAGTAAGGTTGTGAGTCTGTTGGTAGTTCTTCCAGTTGATGTCGTTGTTGGGTTCCATCATGTCTACTGGTATAACTTCAGTAAATCTATCGAGTTCCATATCATCCCAAGTCCAGTTGTAAAAGTGTGGGTAGAATTCTACGTTGAATAGTGCATCAATTCCACGATTCTTGTTCTTTAGTGCGTCATAGTACATGTCATAGAACGAACCTGTGCTTCCTTCGGCTGTCGACTCCATAAATACACGACCATCGAATGGTACAGCAGGCAATGTACCCGTAATAACTTCTTCTGCACGCTGTGGGAACTGTTTAGATAGCTTAGCGTACTCAGAAATGTGAACATAGTGATAGGTTCCTGAACGCCCTGAGAGAGATACGCCGAAAGAAGATACTGAACCGTCTCCAAATTCTACCTGTAGTTTAGTTTTAGAACTTGTTTTGAAGTTAAAGATTTGTTTAATCTCATCAGGAAGGTTCATAATAGCAAATTTAGCTTTCTTATCGAAAATATCTGTCATTCCTTCCTTAATGTGAGCAATAGCAATAGCTTCTTTGTTTGTAGAAAAGAGTATTTCATCAAGAATCAAAAGAGTAATTAACGTAGAAAAGCCCAACTGGCGGGATTTTAAGATAATATTTCTATGTCTCATGTTCTCTAGGAAGTGTCTTTGTGCTCTTGATAGCTTAAAGATACGCTTTCCATCAGATTTAGTGTTGATAACGTACAGATTCTCTAATCTCCACATTTTATCAGCAAGTAATTTAGGATTTGCTTTGATTTCTTCAATTTTTAATTTGAAGTGTTGTTTGAGTTCACTTGCATTCATAAGCAAATAATAGCATAAAATAATGATTTTGTCAAATAATAATAAATATGCTTGACTTTTTAATTAAATTATGATATACTGGTTATCTATCGAGGTTAAGTTGCGAACCTATAGCTTCTCGGTGGATGCTTATTAAATATAGGAGGGTGTGATACTGTACCATGTATAGTTAACGCATCGCTTATATCGTTGACAGAACTACTATTACGATATAAGGATTACAATATCAAGGGCGCCGACTATGAAATAAGGGTTTTACCAAACTTTCTAGGTGTGGAGATATTAGAATTTAGTAGTGTGGTTTCGGAGAAAAAAACCGACAAAAAATCACTATGTAAACCTAGCTAATCACTGCTAGGATGCTCCTCTGTACATGTATAGCATTAAATTATACATAAACAATAAAAATATATGTGGTTATTAAATAATCCAGAACTACAATTAGAGAAACTCAAAAGATTTCAAGAGGTTGTAAAGACAGAGAAAATTAAAAAAAGTAGAGCTTTTAAGAAAGGGAAAGATTACTTAGATACAATAAAAGTTCCACAGAAAAAGACTAGAAAAAAGACGGTAAATGATGATGTTTCAGTTAAATCAATAGAAAAGAGACAAAGACT